TTGTTCGGCTGCCCCGTTGCCATAGAGATGCGGCGAGGCTTCGGGCCCCGCGCCATAGACGCAGTCAAGGTCCAGGTTGGGGGTGCGCACATTCGTGATGGTGGCAGGGTCGATGCGCGACCCCAATGCGCTGGTGGCATCCAGCGTGATGTCATGGTCGACGAATTGTCCGAGAAAGGTCATCCCGGCCTCTGCCGGGCCATCGGTCTGTTCGTCCTTGCCCATGGTCACGGAAAGGTCCGTCAGCGCGTCGATCACATCGGCATGGCTGATGTTCTCGATATGCACCGGGTTGCGTTTGAGCATCCGGTCCAGCACGCGGGGAAAGACGGCATTGGGGCCGTTGCCCTCAAGGCAGGTCTTGGCAAGTTGGTCGAGACGCGACAGCCCGTGATATTGCTTGGTCATGATAATCTCCATTTCTTTGAAAAAAAATTTGGTACTGAAGGCTACTGGCTAACAGATTCCCTTATTGCGGGTATCTTGATGCATGACCGCCCCGTCGCATAAGTCCGGAAAACCATACCCGGAGGCATTGCGGGGGCCGGATGGCTTATGTATAGGAGCATCTGTGAACCAGCTCTTCGGCCAGAGCATTGCCTTCGGATGGCAGATGCGAAGGGGCCGGGGGGACAAAGAGGAGAAGAAAAGGATTATCGGAACGGGATTTGCGAGGCCCTCTTTCTGATCTTTCAACTCGCGAAAAGTTCACGTAAGCATTGCCACAGCATTGCGACACGGTAAGCACCCATAGCTCAGCTGGATAGAGCGCTGCCCTCCGAAGGCAGAGGCCGCAGGTTCGAATCCTGCTGGGTGCGCCATATTTCATTGACCTTTCAGCCATCACGACTTTTCCGCCGGTTTGGTTTCGGTTTGGATAAACTCGGTTGCGGGCCTTCAACCCGCTCCACACAACAGTGCCCTCTTCCTCGGTGACTCGCCTCGGACTGATTGACGCGTTCTCAGATGTCCACCCGGTCCCCTTCGCTCGACTGCTAGGCCGCGTAGCGCGCGACCCGCCGACCAACAAGTGTCGTCCTAGATACGTGGCGCTACCCACGTCCAAGGGGCTCCTGCAAAGTGTGTGGCGGCGCTTACGCCACCAGAGTCCGCCGTTCATCCGCTCACGTTCAGCGGCCTCCCGACTATCCGCAGCCATATGCCTATGATTGCGGTATTCCATCATCCTCTCCTGTTCACGGCCTCGACGGCGCTGCTCTGGTGATCCGGGCTGTGGTGCCCGTAGACCTTCTCGATCGTCGCCGTGGACGTGTCGAAATAGCCGGCGGCATCCCAGATGGTCGCGCCTTTCTGGAGCGCCCATGTGATGGCGGTGTGCTTCAGGACATGGGGGGTGATCGGCTTGCGGCCCGATTCCGTGTCCATCGTCAGGTCAATCTGGATCTCGGCTTTCTTGGCCATGGCCTCGGCCATCTCCACAGCCCGCTTCCAGCCTTTCCTGATGTCACCCACCATGCCGCGCTGGATGACGGTTTCGCCGTCCACCTTCTTCTGGACTGACCGCTCCACCACGTAGCGCCGCCCGTTCGCAGCCTGGCGCCGCAGCTGGGCCAGATACCTTGGCGGGATCCGGGATGTTCCCTGCCGCTTCTTCGTGGCCTTCTTGTCGTAGGGCTTGCGGTAGAGAACGCCGTTCACGGTATCGACCCGGCCACCGTGGACCGATGCGATGTCGATGTGCATTGCGAGGATCGTTGCTTTGCGGGATCCGGTATAGAGGCCGTGCATGATGAAATCGGCCAGGTGCTTTCCGTCCGCGTTGAGCGCGCGGGCCCCACGCAATAGCCACGCCGCTTCCTGACGGGTGAGCCAGCGATGGGTCGGCTCTGCCGCGTCGGGCAGGTGAACCTTTTTCGGACTCAGCAGGTAGCCCTCGTCAAAGCAGAAATTGATTGCGGCCTGCAGCACGCCAAGCTCCCGTCGGCATGTGCCAGAGGCAACGCCGCGCCCGGCGACATATCGCTTGCAGGTGGCACGAGAAATTTCGTTGACGGCGAGGTCGCCCCAGAACCGATCAAGGGCTTCGATGGCATAGCCGATGCGGGCCGGGTCTGCCACGGATGGGGCGTGTTCCTCGCCGTATAAGCTCAGAGCTTCGCTCACTGTCATTTCGTCCGGTTGAACGGGACCACCTGCGCGGCGCTTCCGCGCGAGGTACGCTTCGAACTGGATTTCAGCTTCTGCGCGGTCATTTGTGCGGGTCGAGATTGGCAGGATGCCGGTGTCCCGGATTTCCCAGACTGAGGGTCCGTCTTTCCTTTCCCGCCAATGGAGGCGGGCACCTTTGGCTTTACGCGGCATAGTTCGATCAACTCCGGTATATCATCAGGATGCAGCTTTACCGCCCGACCCATGATGATGGTCTTGCCGTGCAGATCGGCGACCTTGCGCAGGGAGTCGCGCGGTACGCCAATTTCACTTGCGGCTTCCTTTATGTCCAGCAAGCGCACCAGGCTCATATCTCGACCCCTGATGCTCTCTCGGCCCGCTGTTCGTTGCGGGCCAGAGTGGCAAGCCTGGCAATGACCGAATTGTTCGGTCGGTCCAGACGGCGCGCCATCTCATAGCGAGACATCCCATCCAGGGCCCAATCGAGGATCTTGCGGTCCTCTTCCGGAGTGAACTCCCGTACCACCACGCCATTGCGAAGATAGGTGCGAGGATTGCTGTTGACCGTTGGCTTGTCAGCGGTACTTGGGCTGTCCACGCCTCGCATCAGGCAATGGTGCGAGACCGCTTTCGCTGTCATCTCGACCTTCCTGGCGATCTGCCCGTAGGACAGGCCCCGCTCTCGTAGAGCCATGGCGTCTTGGATCTGGGTCTCAGTGTACTTCTGCGCGGTCATGTCAAACTCCCATCTTCCAGATCCGATAGATCACGCTGATCAACATCGTGACGCAGTAGAGGGCCGTCAAAGCCAACACCCCGGCCAAGAGTTTCAGAACGATCATCTGAGCTTTGTCCCGCCAGCCATCCTCATACACCGGCTCCCGCAGGCTGGCGAAGTGCGGGAGGTCATCTCTCCGTCCCATCTCAGAACACCATCTGCACATGGGGGATCTTGCCGTCGCAAATGGCCTGGGCCATTTCCTCGATCGGATATTCAGCCAGGGCAGCTGTAACTTCTTTCAGCATCTGGTCACGACGGGCCTGATCGGATCTGCGTCTTTCCAGTTCCTCAGCAGCCAGACGGGCTACCTCAGCCTCCCGCTCTGCCGCTTCCTCCAAGGCGCGCTCGGCAGCCTCACTCTCAGCACGCTCCCGCTCGGCCACCCGTTGGCGTTCCGCCTCTTCCTCGGCGACCTGGATCCGGTGGGTGACGATTTCGAGCGTGGCAAGGCGGTGCTGCTCGACACGCTTCTTGTCTTCGTCCAGAAGCTTTTCGATCTCGGGCGGAATCTTCTTTTCCAGCTCGTACCGGATCAGGCCCAACGGCTGATCGTCGGGACCGATTTTTCCGGCACCGCACCCGCTGATGTGGTCCATGATGTCGGAAGCGGCTTGTTGCTTGGCGGCGCGTTCTTCGGCAAGTCGTTGACGCTCAGCCTCTTCTTGCCGGATCCGGGCCTGCTTTTCCTGTTCAATCCGGGCCTGCTCTTCGCGGGCGGCACGTTCTTCCGCTTCCTTTTGTTCCCGTGCCTGCCGCTCTTCGGCCTCCCGGGCCTCGCGTTCTTCGGCTTCCTTCTTCAGCTTTTCGATCTGGATCTGCTGCTGTTCGCGGACCTCAGCGGATTCGAGATCTACCTGGTACTTCGACAGTGCATCGGCCTTGGCGTCGACCGCCATTGGCTTCAATTCGTCCCAGCCCTCTTCAACCTCGATCGCTTCGACTTCGGCGATCACGGTTGCGATTTCCACGGATGTCATGTTGAAATGCGTCCGGTCCTTGTCGAAGACCTTCATCCGTTCGCGAAGCGCGGCTTTGCGCTTTTCTTCGGCGGCTTCCCAGACCTCCAGGGGCTTCCGAACTTGCTGTTTCAGTTCGTCCAGCGTTTCTCGGATCTTCCGACGCTCCACATTCACCTGGTCGATCTGTTTCTGCGCTTCGGCGGTCAGTTCCTTACCTGCTTCATCCAACAGCGTTTTGGACCGAGCCACCTTGTAGGCGAGGGATTTGATCGCATCACGGCCCTTCCTTGTACTGACATCGGGCGTGTGCAGCGCTACCTCTTCCTTGATCCGGGTCAGGATGGGGTCGACGTTGCCCTCAGAGAAGGCTGTCGCGATCTGGTTCGGTTCGATGGCGACCAGTGCAGTTTCGGTTGTTTCGATTTCGTCTTTCATCAGTCGGTTCCTTTTCAGTCGACGCCCATGATCTTGCGATAGGCCATCATTTCAGTGAGATTTTCGGCCGCAGCCTGGAGGTGCTTGATGGCCTGGCGGATGTCCTGTGACGTGCCGTCCAAAGCATCGGAAGGCAGCAAGTCATCAGCTTGCTCGATGGCCTGCGCGGCCTTCATGAACTTGGAGCGCGCACCCTGCGGCAGAATGACGTCCAAACTTTTGTAGCGTTCGTTCATATGATGGTCGCTCCCTTAACCTTGATGATGCTCGTGGCCACCAACATCGCCTGTGTTTCATGGGTTGCCGTGAGGACGCGCTGATACATCAGCGCCTTCAACTCCGGGTCCAGATGCAAGGACTTCCACCCTGTCAGCACGCGGTCCCATAGGCCGTGGCAGACCATACAACCCGCCACGGCGGACAGGTCTGAGACCTTGGTGGACATGCCTTTTCCGAGGCTTCCAGAATGGCAGCCAACAACCGTTGACCTGTCGGCACATTGAAGGCCGACTAACCCTGCGATCCGCATTGTGCAGAACATCGGTGCGCGCATATGGTGACCGGCGAACTTGCCACCGATCGCATTCATCAGCGCCTCCGAGCGGACCTTTGGCAGCATGTGAGGTCGATACTCGAAGCTGTTCATTGGAACGCCTCCGTCGCCGTCGCAATCTCGCGGACGCATTCGATCGCTTCGGTTGGTCCGATGCGTCCGCCGTCGTAGCGATCGAGGATGGATTTAACCCTAACCTCCCAGGGCTGGACAATCTCGACGCTGCGGTGCCGACCGGCGATGAAGCGGATCTTACCCAGATTCTGCAACTGCGTGAGAATTGGACGGATCTGGCCGACGCTTTTCAAACCGATGCCTTTGGAAATATCGCGGTAGGCTGGGCTGTGGCCGTGCTGGTCGATGTATTCCCGGATGAACCGGAGGGTGAGTTTCTGCTGCTCGGTCATCACTCAGAGTCCTCGCTGCTGTCACTTTCGACGGAATCCCACCCGGCGAACCAGTTGGCGGCGGAAACGGGGTCTTTGGGGTAGGGGCAATCGCCTCGCGACAGGCCACCTTCCCGAGCCTCGACACCGTTCAGGTAGGCCGGCGATTCTGTATCTACGTCGGGCTCTTCGACCTGCGTATTCGTGCCGCTTTGATCGTCTTCCGGCGAGGTCTCGCCTTCCGGTCGGGCTTCATCTTCATCGGTCGCCTCAGCAGCGGCGTGGCGCGCGTCCGCCGCCAACTGAGCGAAAGCCCCACGCTTCGGCGTGACGTCGCGCATTGGCTCCATGCTTTCGACTTCATCAGCCGAATAGGCGCCCATCATCACGCTGGGTTTGTGGCGCCGCACCCAACCGCGCGCAGCGTAATAGGTAAGTTGCTGATCGGGGTCCAGGTGCCAGAGCGGTGAGTTCTTGACGGTGATTTCATCAAGGCGGGGGCTGACGTATTCGAACCGGCGCCCCTTCAATTCGACCCATGCGATGCAGCGCCGATCTCCGACTGCCGCACGTTGCGCAACGATGTTGCCCTTGGAACTCTTGGCCGGTTCGTTGGTGATGGTGAAATTGCCCTCGTACTCGTAATTCAGCTGAATGCCGGCACAAGCCTCGAGAGCGGACACAAACACCTTCGCCTGATAGCCGATGGGCCCACCGTCCTTGGCCTGATAGGTCTCCATTGCCAGCGCGAAGGGATCGACCTTCCACTGTATCGCGCGCATGGTGACCGCGAGGCAGATTGCAGGCTTGTTGCGCAGGTGCGGCGGCAGCATGACGTCGGCCTTCGACATCAGGTCCGAAAACTGCACCAGTTCGCCAAGGTTCTCGAACTGGTACGCGCCAAGACCGGGGTCGATACTGGCGATGCCCTCAACCTCCTTGGCAACGTGAATGTTCGTGGTCGGTCGAAGGTTGGTCTGTTCGTTCATGGTGCAACTCCCGCAAAGTTCATTTCTTCAAGCAGCCGTTCGCGCTGCGCCTTGTTGCGCCGATAGGCTTCGACGTGTTCGCCGGGACCGGGCCAATCTCCACTGGCAATGCAGTTGCTGATGGTCTGGAGCGCGCGATTGTTTCGGAACTCACCAATGCGCAGATCCTCTTCCTCGATCTCGCGCAGGATGACATGGTGAGGCTTCGCATCACACTGGAACACCAGACCAACCTGATCGGGCTTGTTTCTGGTCAATGTTTCGAAGCCCGTGGCCGCGAAGGCCATTTGCATGTCGTAGCCGTGCTGGGTAATCCGGCCGTCGACCAGCCAGCCGTTGAACGGTCGACCTTGAGTGTTGACCTTCTTGTAGTCGGAGATCATGCCTGAGAAGGAAATCTGGTCAGGCCGAGCGAGGCACCAGATGCCTGTGCGATCATCCTGCCATGCCATCGTGATTTCAGGAATACCGCCAAGCGCAGCGCAGGCTGCGGGGTCCGCGGCTAAAGACCGGCCCATACCTGCGATCATCTCCCACTCTTTTTCGGAAACTTTTTCCCTGGGATCTCTGTCGACGTCGTACCAGTATTCGACAGCGCGCGCCCCGGCAGGTGTCGGGTTGCCTTCCACATACCGGACGATCTGTTCGAAGGTCGGGCGCTGAGGTGGCGCTTTCGGCCTTACTCCGCCAGACTTCGCCAGTTTCATCATTTCCGGGACGGACATGGCAGCTGGAGCAGAAGGGAGGATCCTTACAAATTCCTCCATGCCTTCGGGTCCGCGTTCGATGTATGCGGCCATGACCCTGCCAAGCCGAAACGCGGTCTTGTCGTCCTCGACTTCGCGGTCGGGATTGTCCGGGTGCCGGAGCCAGAGATCGGCGGGGCTGTTCAACTCGACTGTCCGCAGCACCGAGCTTGTCACGCTGTAGCCATCACAGGGCTGGTTGTGGTGTCTCTCCATCGGAATGTTGTAGAAACCGGGCTCGGTAATCAGTTCGTCAGGCTCTAGCGTCCTGATCTCGTGATCGAAGTGATCGCGCATTTGGGGTCTCCGTGTGGCGGTTTTGTTCTGACCCTTTATAGCGATAAACGATACTTTTCGACAAGCCTAAAAGTAGTGAAAAGGACTACAAAACCCGCAAACGGTGTAGCTTGCTGAAACGTAACGCAAAAAAGAACCCGCTCAGAGCGGGTGCGACTGCCTAAATTTTGGGGTGTTCAGACCTTGCGTCCGTACCAGAGAACCTTGCCAACGGGCGTGATGTCTTTGGTCGGCGCCTCGATCGGCGGGTAGATGTCGCGGTTGTCGGATAGGATGGTCACATGATCTTTGCGTCCAGATCTCCCGACCCGCTTGACGTGTAGAACGTCGTCAAACCGCAGGACGAACAAGCCGTCAAAAGACAGGTTCGTTTTACTCAAGTCGAGCAGCACCACGTCGTCGTCCAGGAGCGTTGGCTCCATGGAGTCGCCCTTGACGCTGATGATGGCCAAATCGCCCATCTGGCTGCTGGTCAGTTTCTTAAGATATTCAGCCGGAAACGCGAGGCTGTGCGTGACCTCTTCCTCCAGCACGACGGAACCACCGCCTGCGCTGGCATCCACGGAGTAGACAGGTATCAGCGATTCTAGCGCCTGCGAATCTTCGGAGAACCCGGAGATCGTCGTTTGCTCTACTTGATCGCCGAAGAATTTCAGGACGGCCGGTATCTCTTCTGGCTGAACTCGACGGTCGCCACGCAAGACCTTCGACATCTTGTCATTGTCGATGCCCATAGCCTCAGCCAGGCGGGCTTGCTCGCCGCGCTTGCCGGTCATCCTCGCCTTGATCCAGTTGCTATCAATCACGTCCATTACCTGACCTAAGCGAAAAGATCACCACCTGCATATGGTGAAATACGATACAAAATGCTTGACAGTTGTAGGGATTTTCGCAAGTTGATGTGTCATGGAACCAGCAAACAGCATCATAAAAGCCTTTGGCGGCACGAAGGCCGTTTCCGATCTGACCGGGGTTCACTCCTCCCAGGTCTGGAAATGGACGCAGCCCAAAGAGCGCGGCGGTACGGACGGGCTTATTCCAATGAAGCGCTCGGTCGTTCTGTTGCGAGAGGCGAAGCGTCTGAATATCGAGATCACGCCAAATGATTTCTTTCCAGATGACGAAGCCGAAGAAGAGTTGAAGGCGGCGGCACAATGACCGCCGCCTTTCGAACCCCCTCAAGTTTTGAACCTGTTTCATCTTCACATGTGAAACATGGAGACAAAGCCTTGAAAAATCTTGCAAGAACTGGCCGGGATCAGGCCGAAGCCTCCCGTAAATGGTTTGCCGCCCTTTTGTGGCGTGCCTTCCCGACGCATTCCGAGGCCGATTTGGCCCTGCGTGCAGCCCGGGTCCTGGACGTGTCACCGCGTCAGGTCACCAATTGGTTGCGCTGCAACAACGACGCGAGCCTGCGCTACGTGATGGCCGTCATGGCGATCGCAGGGGCCGAGGTCGTGTTCGACAAGATCGAGGGCCGGAGATGAGGCTGTTCGATTATCTCCGCGCACGCTTTTACGAGGCGCGCGCGGAGCGTGCCTTCAAGGCCTACATCCGACTGAAAACCAAGGCGGAAAAATATTTCAGACGCCTTGGGATGTGACTGCTTGCCTTCGGGCAGAGCCGGTCACCCGACTTCCACCATCGGCATAAGGAGAAACATCATGCCCAAGGACGACAAGACCATCGGCGACAACTCGCAACTTGAGGTCGATTATGCAGATCTCGAAACATTCATTTCAGACATGGAGAACAAGCAGAAGGCCATATCTGAAGCAACCGGCTCTCTGCGATCTCATTTGAAGTCGGTTCTGGCTGACACGGGTTGGCACAAACGGGCAGCCGGCATGATCCGCGAGATCAACGCCATGAGCGAGACGACGCGTGCCGATTTTCTGCGCACCTTCGAGCCGATGTTTGACGTGATGCTGTCGAAGAAATGGCGTGACGAAGCGCAGGACATCTTCTCCGATACCACCACAACTGAGCCTGCGAAGTGAAGTTGCTGGCTTTCGATATGGGCCGTGTCACGGGCGTTGCTTTTGGCGACGTTCGTGGTGCGCCTGCCTGCCACACGGAGATCTTGGCAGAGCCGAATGATCCGCAAGAGATCCGGTTCTGCCAAGCGCTTCGCATGACCTCGCGACTGATCGACAAGTGGAAGCCTGATGCCGTGGTGATCGAAAAGGGGATTGCCGCTGGTGTCGCTGGAAAGGAAGCCCGCGTGCAGCAGGCCTTCGGTTACCGTGGCTGCATTTTCGGGGTGGCCCGGATGAAGGGCGTCAAGGTTGCTGAATATTCCGTCGGTGACATTCGTGAATATCTGATCGGTGAGCGCAGCCTGCGCACCGACATGGCTAAACCGCGGGTCTTCGAGGCCTGCAAGCGCCTCGGATGGAAGGTTGCCAACTTCGATGAAAGCGATGCGGCGGCGGCTTGGCACTTGGGCCGCGTGCGTCTGTTCGGGGTCTCGATGGTCCCAGGCCTATTCGGTGATGAACTTCATGCCAGAGATCAATAGCCTAGCCCAGAAAGACCTGTCGTCTTGCACGAGCAGCCCCGAAGCCGAGCAGCAGTTGCTGGGGGCTTTGCTGACGAACAACGAGACCTATTCCAGAGTTCTGGGGGTCATCGACACGTCGGACTTCTACGACCCGGTTCACCAGCGGATTTTCGACAAGATCAAGGAGCGGATCGACGCCGGTCAGCTGGCGTCTCCGGTGACCTTGAAAGCCGCGATGCAAAACGATGAAGGCCTGGCTGAGCTGGGCGGACCGAAGTATCTCGTGCGTCTTGCCGGGGCTGCCATCAGTTCGTTTGCAGTTGTCGATTACGCTTCGATTATTTCGGACCTGTCGGCCAAGCGACAGATGCTTGCGTCGTTTGATGATGCCCGACTGCGGATCGAAGGCGGGGATGCCGCTGCGGCAATTGCAACCGACGTCGAAACCGCCGCGGGGGGCCTTCTGAACAAGACCAGCGTGAAGCCCCTGATCCGGTCCCACCTGAGCGCCATCATCGGCGCCGTGCAGCAGATCAATGATGCCTACCAGGGTGTGAGCCCGCCTGGCGTTCCGACCGGCCTCGGTCGGCTGGACGCCGCCATTGGCACGATGCGCGGCGGCGACATGATCCTGATCGGGGCCAGGCCTTCGATGGGTAAGACCACGTTGGCCCAGAACTTCATCTTCAACGCGGCCGAAGCTGGCACTGGCGTGTTCTTTCCATCACTGGAAATGAACGCTGAAGCGGTCGCCACGCGGTTCCTGTCTTTGGGGCTTGCGCGGCGGAAGGCGACGATCCCTTACAATCGGATGCTCAAGGGTGACTTGAGCGAGGCCGAAATGCGCGCCCTTGTCGAAGAGAGCAAGCGGCAGGAGTCCTTGCCGATCTACATGGGTGAGCGCGATGTGCGCGAGGTGTCCCGGCTACGAGCGGCGGCGAAGCGCGCGAAACAGCGCATGGACGATAGCGCATGTCCGTTGGGCCTGATCGTCCTCGATTACCTGCAACTGATCCAGTCATCCCGAGCAAAGTCCACCTACGACCGCGTGTCCGAGGCGTCCGACCTCTGCAAGAGCCTTGCGACCGAGATGAACGTGCCGGTCGTGGCCCTGGCCCAGCTGAGCCGACAGGTCGAACAGCGGGATCCTCCCACGCCGATGCTGGCTGATCTCAGGGAGTCCGGGAAGCTGGAAGAAGACGCTGATGTTGTGATGTTCACCTATCGCGAGGCCTATTACCTTGAGCGGCGCCTGAACAACCTCGGCGGCGGTGATGTCGAGAAGGAAGCCGACCTGCGCGCAGCGCTAGAGCGTTGCCACGACAAGATGGACGTGATCATCGCCAAGCAGCGTTCTGGCCCCCTGAAAACCGTTCCCCTTTATGTCGATCTGGCGACGTCGAACGTCTACGACGACCGGTCCCATGTCGCGGATGGACTGATATGAGTGGGACGGTCAATATCGCGAGGACCATCTGGAAAGATCCAGCTTTCAAGTCCCAGCCGCTCACTGAGCGAGAGGCCTACATCTGGATCGTGATGGAGGCTTCATACAAACCTCGCGAACGCCGGATCCTGAACACGACCGCACACACTGATCGAGGACAGCTTTTTGTCTCTGTTCGCTTTATGGCCGAAGCCTGGGATTGGTCAAAGTCGACGGTCGATAGGTTTCTCAAGCGTCTCGAAAAGCGGGACATAATCAAAATCGAAAGCGGGACAGGTGGGAACATCATAACCGTCTGTGATTACGACGAAATCCAAAACACTCCAAACTATAATGGGACAGCATCGGGACACGATGCGGGACAGCAGCGGGACACCGGTGGGACAGCAGCGGGACAGCAGCGGGACAAACCTAATATAGATTCAATACCTGATGAAATTCAGGGTGGGGACGGCGCTTCCGCGCCTACCCAACAACTCGCCCTCGCTGTTCCTTCGCAACCCACTTCCTCACCCAAGGCAAGTCCTCGCGGCACAAGGCTACCGGACGATTGGCAACTGCCAAAGGATTGGGGCGATTGGGCCGTAGCCGAAGGGTGGTCGGTCGATGCGGTTCGGAGCGAGGCCGAGAAGTTCAAGGATTACTGGATAGCGAAACCGGGCGCACCTGGTCGGAAAGCCGACTGGAAAGCGACCTGGCGCAACTGGATGCGCAACTGCAGAACCCCGAAGATGGAGGCCGTCGATGACAACGGAAATATCTCACCCCACAACCCTCGGCGCGGCCCGGCTGGCGGTAACGTCCATCAGGCACAAGCAGACGCATTTCTTGACGCTGCCCTTCGCCGACGCAGCTGAGGCTGAACAGGTAAAGGCAGTTCTGGTGGTGGCGAGTGAACCCGCCTGTGATCGGACTGTTGCAAAGCGGGTCGTGTCATTGCTGAACCATTATTTCGTCAGCCCATTGCCAGCGGGGCAGGCCGCCGATGTCGCCAACGACTGGCTGGAAATTATCGGCAACCCTCCGGAGTGGGCATTGCACGATGCCTGCATTTGGTGGATCGGCCCGAACAACCCGAACTGCGCAAGGAAACCTCTGCCTGGGCAGATTGCTGCGCGCATCAAGACCGAGATGGAACCTATTCGCACCGCTGAGATCGCCCTGCAGAGGCACGAGAACGGTCAAACCCCGCTTCGGGTGTCCTTGGTATGACGGTAATTGTTCTCATTGGCGACGTTATGGATCGCCTGCGCGAAATTCCTGACGAGACTTTTGATTGCGTGGTCACGTCGCCGCCCTATTGGGGGCTTCGCGACTATGGTGTTGAAGGCCAGATCGGTTTGGAACCCACGCTGGCTGAGCACCTGGATGTGATGTTGACCGTCTTTGCTGAGATCCATCGCGTTCTCAAGGACACAGGTACGCTCTGGGTCAATTATGGCGATTGCTATGCGACCACGCCGAACGGAAGAAGTGCTGCCGACACAAAGGCTGCCGGAGGTGATGACCGGACGTTCCGCGACAAACATTTCTCCACGGTGGGTCCAATCTTTTCACCTGATCATGAAGCCCAGGATCGGCGCGGGCGGACAAATAACAAGGGCTCCAATGGGCAGGCTGCACATAAAGGCCGTGTAATTTCTGGCGGCTATCTCAAACCCAAAGACCTGTGCATGGTGCCCAACCGTTTCGCCATCGCAATGCAGGAATGGGGCTGGTGGGTCCGGTCTGAAATCATCTGGGCCAAGCCGAACCCGATGCCGGAAAGCATCCGGGACCGGCCCGCAACCGCGCATGAGAAGATTTTCATGTTCACCAAGGCCCCGCGCTATCTCTACGATCGCGAGGCGGTGCGTCAGGGTCGAGCAAGTGACGAAGATGCAAAGATCTTCCGAGGTGGAGCATACACCTGCGGCCGCACCAACAATTCAGAAATGGGAAAAAGAAGCGTTGTGGGAAATAAGCAGCGCGGCCACGGTCGGCGTCATGTCGGTTTCAACGAGCGCTGGGACCAGATGTCGAAAGAAGAGCAGCAGGAAAACGGCCGCAATCTTCGCAACTATGAACCAGCCCCGGTCCAGGTCTGGAAGATCGCCACCAAACCATTCAAAGACGCGCACTTTGCGACCTTTCCTCCCGAGTTGGTTGAGCGTTGCCTCGCTGCCGGGTGCCCGCCTGGTGGTGCCGTCCTTGATCCGTTCGGCGGCGCTGGAACAACCGGGCTGGTGGCCGACCGGATGCAAATGGACGCCACCCTGATCGAACTGAACCCTGACTATGCGCACCTCGCACTCCAAAGGATCGAGCGCGACCAAGGTGTTCAAAAAGATGAGCAAGGGAAAATCGTTCAAGGGTCGCTGCTATGACGGACATCATCACAGCCGCAGAGCGGGCCCTGATCGACCAGCATATCGAAAAACAAGGCGTCACCAAATGCGCGAACGGCGCGACCTGGCATCCTGGGTATGAGTGGGACGGAAAACACCTCGTTTCGAAAGATGTCGAGAAGACCAGATGGGCCGGTAGCGCAGCCTCGAAAGGTCGATCCGAGAGGGTTCAGAAACGGCGCGCTGCGGTCGCGAAACACTATAACGCTGGCATGACCGCGGAAGAGATTTCCTCTCTTCTCAACGTCAAGATCCACCAGGTCTATGCCGATGCGTCCTCGCAGGGGCTGCATTTCTCCCGCTCGGAAACTCACATGAAAAATGGAGGCGCTGACGAACTCGCAAGGGTCAAAGCGGCCTTCACGAATGACATCAGCGGAGCCGAGCTGGCGCGGCGGCTTGGCATTTCCGAACGGTCCGTTGTTCGTCACCTGAAGGCGTTGGGCCTCCAGACGAAAGCCATGAAGAGGGCCAACGGGTGACCGCCGTGAGTGATCAGTTAGATCGGATTTCAACGCTGGAGGAATTGGAGGGCTTCGCTCAGATGCTGTTCAACCCACCGCCCGGTGTTGTCGTCAAACCCTACACGGAACAGGACAGGCACAGGATTGCGAACATGAAAATCGAATTTCAGAAGGGGGCAGCGAAGTGAAAAACCATGAGATGAAATTTCAAGAGCGCATAGAAAATGGAGTCCGCCGCCTGTATGCCGTTTCGTTTTGGCCGAAACAAATCCGCGTCGATCCGGCTGTTGCTTCGGATGCCCTCTATTTCTCCGAAGATGTTCTGCATATCAACTGCGCGAATGGCTCTGCGCAGTATCGTCGGGTCAAGGTCGAGGATGGAATCTGGATCGGGTATCTCACCTATGCGCGTGGTGATCATCCAGTCTATCCAGGTTGGGGGCCGACGGAATGAGGGGCCAAGCGCGCATCAGCCCAATTTACCGATCGGCAATGCCCGATACCCAGCCGACTGATTGGGAGGTCTGGAACCGGATCGAAAGACTTCGCCGCCGCGCTTGGCTCGAAACCGGCGTCGTCGCGATTTTACCTGCGGATCTGCCGGAACCGCTGCGCAGTCAGATCCAAGCATGGGCGGAGGAACAATATGGCCCTCGATAAGCGTCAGTTGTCGGTTCGTATGGCGCTGGAGTGGGCGTTCATGACCGAGTGTGCCCATCTGGATCTCAACGACGGGAAGGCCGAACACGTCAAGGCGATCGGCACAGAATACGTCCTGATGCAGCGCATGAAGCTGGGTGGGATTCGGATTGACGGCGGTGGGCGGAGTTTCCCGCACCGTGATGCTGATCTGATCGCGGCTGGATTGACGAGGCTTGCCATGATGCCCGGCCGGATCCGTCTGGCCATCTCGGTGGCAGAGCATGCCCGCGCCGGGCGGGTGCCAGACTGGATGCCGGGTGCTGTCGCGAAGATGGAACCTGCCGAATGGATGCCCCGGCGCGGTTTCGCGATGAAGCCGATGGGCAAGAGCGTGGTGATCCGCCGGTACAATCGGTATGTCGAGACGCCACACCCGAAAAACCCGAAACACAAGATCCGTCGGCGCGTGAAGGTGGAGGAAAGCTGGTGCCCCTGCGTCTGGTCGCTCCATCCGCAGGAGATCCGGACAGCCAGGGCGGATTACACGAGATGGGTGGTCGCGCTGGAATGGCTTCGTGAGTATCTGCGCACGTCGGTCGACCTGGATACGATCGAGATTACCGACCACCTGCCTCCGCATCGACCTTGGGCAAAACCGAACCCTTCGGGCGAAACCCCTCTCGAAACCAAATCATGGCGATGATCGCTGTCGGGTGAGGCCCGTAGCCATTGTCATCTTCCCACTTCTTGATGGCGTCGAAGCTGACGTTCAGCTCTCGGCTCAGTTCCTTTCTGGACAGCCCGAACGCCAGCCGCGCCTCGCGAAACTCTGCGGGTGTCATCTTGATCTGGGTGAAGGCCATTTTTTTCTCCGGTGGGGCGCCTGGAAGGGGTCGTGGGGCGCGTTGTCTGATATTTGGGGGGTAGGGTGGTCGGACGGGTGAGACCTATACCCGTTCGTTCTGTATTCGCCAACGTCGTTCCCGTTCGGGCCAGTAGTGAGCGCGAGCCCATGTGACGTTTGCATGAGCAACAGCATGAGCGCCAGCCGATACCCGCCCTGTGTCGCCACAGTTGTTGCAAGGGACGTTTGCGGGGCCGGAGAACTTCCGGTTTGCCTCTTCGCGTCGAAGGGCGCAGGCGGGGCAGGCGGTGCCGTTTTCGTGCAGGGCTGGATCCATCAGAACAGGCTCAACTGCTTGGCGCCGGTCTGGGGCGCATCGGCTTCGCATCCGGGAATGACGGTCTGCTCACCGGCTTCGGTCAATTCTGATCGGTAGCCGGTCGGGTGGATCGTGGTTTCAACTCGCCCCTTGACCTCGCGGCTTTCCATCCAAGCATCCTCGCCATGTTGCGCGATGAACACTTGGTCCGCCAGCGCTTTGCGTTCGGCGTGGATGTCGGCCCGGTGACCGCTCGGCCTGATGCACCATGTCATAGCCTTGGCTTGGCAGGTCGGACAATAGACCGCAGTAGCTGCGTGGCCTGTGGTCTGGGTGGCCTTGATGAAATCGGCATTGATATGGAAGGGGCCCACCATCGCGCCTGGCTGAGCCTTGGCCACGATCTGAGCAATCATCTGATCCTGTCGCTCTTGCGAAACTCCATCGGCGGTCCAACTGGCGCGCAGATCTTTCTCCGGGTCGTTCATGGTCCATCCTTTCTGTTAAAGAGGTCCGGGCCAAATTTCGGCCATGGGCCATTGTGGTATGCAGGAGGGCCGACGTCGTTCGGGTCGATGCCGTCGGCTTCCATCTGGGCGAGGGCGTCGGCAAGTTTCGCATCGTGCGCTGCCCAGCACTCCGCATGCTTCTCCGGGCCCCACTGTGTCCAAGTCGTTTCCCGCCCGCAGCGCAGTTCGAAGGACAGGTTCTGTCGCCATTGAAGCACGTAGGACGGCCACCAAGGGACCAGTTTTCCCGAGCAACCGTTGCCGTTCTTTGATGGAGCAGCGATATAGTCGCGGATTGACTGACGTATCGTGTCGATGTCTTCGCGCGAACCATCACTGACGCTAAAGGATCGAAATCCTGTGGCCGACCAGAACAGGCTGCCGGGTCTGTTAACCGCGTAGGTAGACCAACCGAACCCGAACTTGATCACGCAGGGCGTACCATCCACGTCGATCTCTACCGGGTCAGGTTGCCCCTCCTCGATCGCAAGAACGCTGCCGCCGTAGGCCCGCGTTTCCACGTCCCGCGTGACCGGCGGGACGTAGGGGCGCGGCGCTGGCTTGGGCTCGAGGATCCCGAACATATCCAGCTGCGACGACATCAGTTGATCCGCTCGCAGAGTGCGTCGATCTCTTCAACGGTGAGGGGGTCCAGCGTGCCGCCGTCGGTCGCAATCTCGCCGTGCAGCCAGTTGTGATCGTCACGCAGGTCATTCTGGTAATACCGCAGCGCAGCCAGCATGGTCGCATGTTCGCGATATGACAGCGTGACAGAGGTATCCCCGATGATCTTGAAAGTTCCGGTTTTAATCATATCGGATACCGCCTTCGCGTCCGCGACGACCTCCGAAATTTGCAATTGATCCAGCGGCACCATGATCTCGCCATCACATGTTGGAACAGTCACTTCGCGGCCATTTTCCAACCGGCAAACCTTCTGGGGGGCAATGCCATAATCGCTACTGATGTCCCATTCATATCCGATGTTCAAATCTTGCAGCCCAGCATAGATTTCGCTGGGCATTTCGCCATAAGCGATTTCTTCAAAAGACCAGCAGCCATCCCCTTCATCAAAACCAATGTCGTCGCAGGCAGACTTGAAGGCGTCGTGCTGTTCTTTTGTCAGGCGACCGTAAATGGTCAGCGAGCAATTTGTCCGATCAGCCATTTGCCATCTCCATTCCCATCTTGCCGCCGCGCTCGACCCATCCGCGCACTTTGTCAGGCGATCCCCAGCTGTCCGCTGGCCACTCCTGGGCGAGATAGGCGAAGTATGTCGGAATGATGCAGGAGTTCACCGCATCGGCGCGGCGCTCGGCCAGTTCCTTTTCGCCTGCGAGAACCGACAGGAGGAAGCTGCCCGGCTTGATACCCAGCAACAGGTATCGGACCAGCCCCGGCTGCATGTAGGTCGGGATCCGCTGGAGCAGCGTGTCGGTGGTGCCGCCGGCGTGTTCGATGAAGCAGGCAACCGGATCGGCTTCGATCTCTTCATAAATCTTCTGGGTGTCCATTCTGGTTCCTTTCGGTGTTGTCATGCTTGTCGCATGGTGCGGCCCCGCGCGCGGCGGGACCGGCGATGCGTCATAGGGCGGCGATTTCTCTCAGCCCGGCGTTGCCGTTCGGTTCAGTGACGATCTCGAAGATCCGGCCCTCGAAAATCACGCGGTCCCCGAAATTCATCCCGATGCGCTGTTCCTTTTCGCGGCGGTCATTTGAGAGGGTGACCGGCAGAGTGGTAAGCCAGTGCAGCTTGTGGCCGTGGGCTGCGGCGGTGTGGAACGCCTTGATCGGGCATTCGTGGTATTGCAGGGAGTAGCTGGCAACCGATCCGAACAAGAACCAACTGTGAATGATGCCGTAGCTTGCCGACTTGAACGGCAGCCCGATCATTTCACCGGCTGCGAAAACTGGCAGTCGTAGATCACCGAAAAGGGCGGTTTTTCCGTCAGGCTTGTGGATGGAAAAGGCTGGATGATCGACAATGATTTCGCCTGGACGTTGGGCTGGGTGTTGGATGTGCATAGGTGGTTCCCTTTCAGATTTGGCCGTTGGCGCGCATGCTGTAATCGCCATCGGCGCCGACAATGATGTGATCGTGAACGGTGATCTCGAATACGTTGGATGCCTCGATGATCTTCTTGGTCATTTCGACGTCCGCAGCGGATGGCGCCGGGTCTCCGCTGGGGTGATTGTGCGATAGGATGATCGCCGACGAGGACAACTCCAGGGCCTTGGCGATGATCTCGCGAGGATAGACGGCGACGAAGCTGATGGTGCCTGTGCCCGCTTCCCAATCTTCGATTAGCCTGTTGCGGCGGTCGAGAAACAGGACGCGAAAGACCTCTCGCTTGGCACCGGCCGCGCCGAATGCCAGATAGTCGATCACGCTGGCGTATGATGACAGGATCGGCTTGTCAGAGATGAACCGGCGCAGAATTTCGCGGGCTTCGAGCACAGTTGCTTGTTCAGATGTTGTGAGCATGGCTGATCCTCAATGGCGGGTTGTCAGGGTGCAGAATGACCCGTCGATGGGTTGGCGAAGATCTTCGATCTCCCAGAGCCACCAGCGCTCGGTGTCGCCAAAGTCCATCCGCTTCCAGAGATCGTATTTGCGCTCCCAATCGAGACGCATACTCTCGGGCCATTCGGCCATCCGGCGACGTCCCGCCGCGCTTTCGAAGTGCTTGATGCGCTGGCGGATGCCGTGGGCGAAACCACGTTCGCATGGCTCGTGGGCCCCCAGATCGAGGCGGCATTCGTAAGCGTCGCCACTGTCGAACTGGACCGTTACCATCGTCTTGAGATAGCCGCCGGTGGTATGTTCTGCAGCGGCCTTGGCTGCGGCGGCTTCAAATTCCGAGAACGGCATGATGCGGTCCTGGCCGAGGTCGCCCCCGGCCTCCGACCATTGAATGTGAACGGTGGTGGGTGTGATCGCTGTATCCATCATGCCGCCACCAGCTGCTCTTCGTGAAGCTGTTCGCGGGCCGCGTCGGTCAACTCCGCGTCTGGGTGCATCTCAATGGCCAGATCGACGGCCTCGGTGAAGGTGCAGGCCTCGGTGATGTCGTCGCAGATGAACAATGCGCTGTTCCAGATCACCGCGCGGAACATTCCGTTGGGGGTTTGATGGGGCAGTTCTAGGATGATGGTTTGCATCTGTTTCTCTCCAAAATTGGTCGGGCTTCATTGCCCCATGCACTACATATAGCGATAAGCACTACTTTTGTACAGTGAAATTCGGAAAAAAGTTTTCAAAACAGATGCTTGAGAGTTCTGGGCCAGTCCAAACGTGAACTGGCCCAGGTCCAAGACTACGCCGCCGCAGCCTTCGACGCCTGGATCAACTCGAGCGCCCCCAAATAGTAAAGGCATGCCTCAATCTCTTCCGGTGTCAGATTTCCGCATGCGCGGTGATCACGAATGGATTGGTTCAAGCCAATTGCGAAGATCACATAGCCGTAGGTCGGACTCATGCCGTATGGCGTGTCGACATACTGCCCGTGCCAATCGGCGTAATCTTTGGTGCCGACATATTCACGCCAAAGGAAGCCTCCATTGTACGATGCCAGAGCGGAGATGGCTTTGCTCAAAGCGTACTGGCGATCATCGCCCGCTTCCTTGAAAGAGCCCCGCACGTATATCACCTGCTCGGCCAGTTTGATCTTCTCGAGGTCCAGAGCGGATCCGGCCATGCTGATCGCCTCGCGGCAAGCACGGCGCTGCGCTGTGAGGTCTTTCAGCGTCTTGTCTCTGGCTTCTTCCTCTGCCTTGATCTGGGCGGTCAGCCGTGCGGCCTCTTTATGCAGTTCGGTCAAGCTGGTCATGTGATCTCCTTTTCTGATCCCGGAATTTCATTTTGTCGGCGACATCCATCGAGCCGACCTCTTGGTTGCAGGGCTCGCAAGCGAGGGCGAGGTTCGCGATGACGTTGCTGCCGCCGTGGACGATCGACAGCAGATGTTCGAGGGTGGGCGGATTCTGGAGGCTGAACTGCTGGCCGCAGAAGAAACAGGCGTTACCGTCGCGTTCGCGGAGCCGCGCAACCTTGGCCTCGGTCTTGCTGCGCTTGTGCCTGACGTTCATCGGCCAGCCCTTACCCTCCAGAAACGCAGCCCATGCGCGCCGGGCGGCGCTGTCCGAGAACGACATTGCGCCCTTCTTGTTGACGTATAGGACAAAGGTGCCGCCCTTGTGCTTGATCCGGGCGATCTCGTATTCATTGGTGAGTGGAACGCTCTCGCCGCCCTGGCCTTCGGCCCACTCGATGAAGCGCTTGATCTTGGCTTCTGACACGCTCATTTGATCACCTCGTTTTCATACATTCTGTCCGCGGGGTTGGTCGGATCTGAAGCGTCAGCGTCATCCTCAATCAGTTCGACATCTTCGTCTTTCATGGCCTCGATAAAGGCCCGCGCGCCGATCAGGAAACACCGGGCGTCGATACGCGATGTATCCTTGGGTCGGCGCAGCCGTCTGTGTTCTTTCGAGTATGCCACCATGCCGGCGTACATCGCCGCCCGAGTGCGGTCTTGAGCATCTTTGTTGGTCATTCGATCACCTCAAAATCATCATCCGGATTTCTTGCAGGGCGAACCATCGGCGCAACCCTGCGCTTCGGCAGACGGTGGTTGTCACGGGCCTGCTTGTCGTGGGGATTGGCAATCAGGTGCGCCCTGCGACCGGTCAGCTGGTGCTTGTCGCGAAGGTGGGCCTGCATTGCTTTGGCGCCGGTGGTCTGCTTGCCGCAGATGGTGCAGGTGACGATGCTGGGGTTGTCCTTGCTCATTTGGCACCGCCTTTTGTGCCCGCCAGCATGACGGCGCGGTCGATGTGATGCTTGAACAGATCGGCGATAGCTTCTGAGAATTGATCCCCGGCGATTTCATGGGCATCACGCACCAGTTCTGCGCAGATTACCCCGACGGTGTTGACCACATTTTCGAAAGCCACTTCCGGTTCATTCTTCCGGTGTCGGTGAACGATGATCTTTATGGCTTCTTTCGCCACACGCTGGTTCTTGCGGATAATGGTCTGTACCTTCGGATCTTGCGGGTTGGCTGGACTGATGATGTTGCTCATGTCAGCGCCCCCGGAAAGCCGTTGTGTTCGCGGCCATCCAGCAGGCGACCGGCGCGGGCCTTGCCCACGCGTCTGACGGTGCGCCCATCCTCGAATTTGTGATGCGCGCCAGGCCCTTCGACCTCGG